CCAAAAACAAAATATGTTGTCTCTGCAACAGAGAACACAAGATGAAATTGATCGTAAGCAGGAAAAGATAAACGAGTATAAAAATACAGAACTCCAAGGTGCTGAAGAAGTAACAATTTTAACAGAACAAATTGGAAAACTTAATAAAGAAATGTTAGACTATTCAAAGTCTAGTGAAAAGTTAACTAAGTTGAACACATACCTTATTAAGTTGACACATAAGTTGAACACATGTAAGAAGGAACATGAGTTTTTTGAGTCCAATCATGTGTGCCCAACGTGTACTCAGGAACTATCGGAAGAGTTTCGTAATGAAAAGATAGAGGCAGGACAATCTAAGGTTGATGAGATGAATATTGGGTATGAAGATTTACAAAATGCTATCAAAGAAGAAGAAAATAGATTTGCTAAGTTCACAGAATTGTCTACTGAGGTAAATAATATTAACACTACTATTTCACAAACTAATTTTCAATTGATGACAATTAGGAAACAAGTAGAATCATTACAAGATGAGATCAAAGAACTAGCAGGAGACAATGTTGATAAGAAAGCAGAGTATCAAAAATTACAACTTCTTATCAATTCTAAAAAAGATTTGAGTAAACAACATGCTGCATTGAAAGAAGATCGTGATGTCCTGACAACTGCAGGACAACTACTTAAGGATAATGGGATAAAGACTAGGATTATCAAGACTTACCTTCCTACAATGAATAAGTTAATTAACGAATTCTTACAAAGGATGGAGTTTTATGTCAATTTTACCCTCGATGAAAACTTTGAAGAAATAATTAAGAGTAGATATAGGGATGTATTTTCATATGATTCGTTCTCAGAAGGAGAAAAAGCTCGCATTGATATTGCTCTTCTACTTACTTGGCGTTCTATTGCTAAGCTTAAGAATAGCGTGGATACTAATTTACTTATCTTAGATGAAATTTTTGATGGATCTCTTGACCAATCAGGCACATCTGATCTAGGATGGATCTTAAGAAACTTTGATGAAAGTACAAAAGTATTTGTCATTAGTCATAAACAAGGTATGGATGACAAATTTGATAGAACTATTACAGTAGAGAAAAATAAAAACTACTCTACATTGAATGTGACAGTTAACGAAGTGACACACGGACTGGTTGGCTAGGTAATTTTATCTGTTATCATGTGTATATCAACAAAGCAAACACATGTCAAACAAAGAAATCAAAGGTAACCTCGCTAGACTTCTCGCTACCGAGAACCTTATTGTCGAACATCGCAACACACAAACAGCAATGTTTGACGTAGACCGTCGTGTCCTTACTCTTCCAACATGGGACAAAGCATCTGACACTGTGTTTGACATGCTTGTAGGTCATGAGGTAGGTCATGCACTATACACACCTAACGAAGACTGGACAGAAAATACTGATGCTCCTAAAGATTTTATCAACGTTATTGAGGATGCTCGTATTGAGAAACTCATGAAGCGTAAGTATCCTGGTCTTAAGAAATCTTTTTCTGGTGGTTACAAAGAACTAAATGACATGGATTTCTTTTCTATCCTTGATCAAGATCTCAGTGAGTTTAGTCTTATTGACCGTATCAATCTACACTTCAAGATTGGTGCTAGTGCACTAATTCCATTCTCTATTGAAGAAAAAGTCTTTGTTGCTCGTACAGATCTTGCTGAGACTTTTGAGGAGGTTATTCAGATTGCTTCTGATATACATCAGTTCTCTAAAGATGAAGACGTTATTGACAAACTAGAAATTCCTGTTCTTCCTAATGCTGAAGAAGGTGTTCAACCTCCAACTGAGAAAACAGAAGAGCAATCTTCTGATAGTCGTGGACAACAAGATCAACA